GAACTCTGGCTTATCCATAGACTCCTGTATCGCCTCAATGCACTCCACGTTGCCTGTGTTGTAGTGATGTGGCCTAGAGACTATATCCCACTCTTCTGGTGTTGCTTCGTCTATTGAGCGCCGGGAAGAAGTGTTACGATCAGATTTAGTATTCATGCTCTTCCTCCATTAAGTCTTCTTCGAATTGATCTAGTCGGTTGATTAGCTTATCTTCAAACCTATCCAGTAGTTCTTCTGCTGTGATCTGGAGTCCTTCCAGAAGGTCATCAGGGTCATACACCTTTAGAATCCTCTCTTTAATTTCCTCTAGCGTTAGCATACTCAATCAACTCCTCCAAAGTATCTATAGTATACCACTTTATTGCGTGTTTGTCACACCATTCTGCCATTGTTAGTTTAGCACCCTTGCGTACTTTCTGGTTAGGTTTCATAAGCACGAACACTAACTCATTGAAACTCGGTAGGCAGTCTTTAATCGCCTTATACTTTTGTGTGTCTCCTTCTCTAAAGAAGCCTTTGCACTCGACAAGTACTCCGTTAGGATGTAGGAAGTCCGGCGTGTAAACTCTAGGTACTTGGTAACTAAACTTTTCTGACTCATAGGTAAAACCCTCTCGCTGTAGTTGTGTGTTGACGTTCTGTTCAAACTCAGACCTAAAGTTCCCTAAGCGGGATTTCCGGGACTTTCGGCTCATTGAATACCTCTACTAAATATCTTGGCCCTGAAGAGTACGCGAAGGCTCTTACGGAAGGCCAGCATACCGTTTTGTAAGTACAGTAAGAGCAGCCTACGGCGAGTTTCTGGTTTCCACTCTTTCCATCGTCGATAGGCTCGTAGCACACGCTTGGTGGGTGAGGCTGCTCCACTATCTTTTTTATGCGGTCAATTCGTTCTCCTATGTCGTAGCTGATTAAGTCGTGAACAGGTGCCTGTGTGTCCTCTGAGTCGTACAGCAGGTACGTTAGGTGTCCGTTCTGTTTGTCCATTGCTAGCCACCCGAACTTTGTTTCACCTTCGGCGTGAGCGTAACCCTTGATCTGTCCTACGTAACCAAAGGGGTCATCGTAGGCCAGTGTCCCGTCCTTAAACTTCTTGAATCCATAAGTAGAAGTGCTCTTGATGTCAGTAACTACACCGTCAATCTTGCAGTCCATCGAACCTCTGATGCCGTTGACTTCACACTTCTTCTGCTCATCAGTAACCTCGTGTCCAGAGAGCCTAGTGAGGAACAGAAGCATCTCTTCGATCAGGTGTCCGTACATGAACTTGACGTAGGTGTTAGGTGTCATCTCCTCTTGTACGTCCGGGTTGTTCACTACGTTCCAGAGGAACCTGTCGTTACGTCCGATGTTGGACATACGTAGCTTCCGTCCGTCACGCTCTTCTGTGAACAGGTTAGTCATCAGTCGCTTACAGTTTTCACCGAAGCGGTCTATCTCTGCTTCTAGATCAACACCCTCTGGTACGTCTTTTGAAGAGACTACCTTGTATATGTCGTCTACTAGATTATATATGTTCATTTGTGTGCTTCCATTAGACCAGCGATAGCAGACTCTGCTTCCTCTGGTGTGCATTTAAACCATTCACCTTTACGGTCAAAGGTCTTCTCTAGGTACGTGTGTGCCTCTGATTCAGCAGACCTACGGTCAGACACGGCCCAGCTTTTGTACAACTCATAGTCACGGAAGGGCGACGATGTTTGGTAGCCGTTGAGTCTATCCTCTGCGTCTACGGCCATTCCTACCTTGACCCACTCAGGGAAGTTAGGATTAGTAATGATGTACACCTGTCCCTCAACAACCTCCTCAAAAAGATTTCGTAACGTAGTCTTAATTTTTCTCAGCCTGTTGTTCTTAGGAAGAAGACCCATAGCAACAAAAGCCGCCTCCATTCCTTCCTCTTTATAGATGTTGTAATAAGGGTGCTTAGGGTTTCCTAGTCTAAAACGCCCCTGTGGTGTAGTCATCCGTGATTTATTTTCTAAGTAACGATCATAAGGCATTTCTACGTTCATTTTGTTCTCCTCAGTGTGTCTCCGCCCATGTTGTTCCGACCTTGTACTCTCCGTCAAGAGGACATCGGAGTTTGTAGTATATTCCTGCTGCCTTGAGGCACTCCACAGCCAAGTAGCCGAACTTCTCTGCCTGCTCTGTGGCAACCTCCGTTTGTACTTCATCGTGTATGTTCCCCACAAACTTGTAGTCAATGTTCCACTGCCTAGCGTAGTCGTCTAGAATCACGAGCGCCTTCTTCATCACGATTGCACCGGCAGCCTGTAGTAGCGTGTTTAGTGCACTATGCTCTGACCTGACCCAGAGTTTTCTACCGTCGAGTCCGACAAGGTGACCCCGCTGAGAAGCGACTCCAACTCGTTCTCGTAGGCTTTCAAGAGCAGGTGTGTTTGATAGAAAGCGTTGCTTAAGTTTCCTGCCATGTGTAGCAGTTCCTCCGACGATACTTCCGATCTTTGCGTCTCCTGCTCCGTAGAGGAAAGCATAGATGAAAGTCTTTGCTTGAGGTCTTGTGTCCAGTCCCGCAGCCATTTGGTTTCTTGTGTGTACGTCTTCCGTAAGTAAGACATTGGTAAACTCCTCATCGTCCATATAGTGTGCCAGCATACGCAACTCCAGACCTGAAGCATCGAAGCCAACTAGCTTTTTACCCGTGGGCACAGTCCAACACTGGCGACACTCCTCGCCGTACTGTGAGTAACCGGCAGGAACCTGTGCCATGTTAGGCGTCTGGTGTGTCATACGTCCTGTGATAGCACCGTTAGTTGTAACCCTGCCGTGTACTCTACCGTCTTCCTCTACGTGTTCTAGCCACGAGCTAACCTGTGCGTATCGCTTTTGGAGTAACAAGTACTCAAGGACGAGAACAGCCTCCGGTATATGTTTGTTCTCCTCAAGCGTCCTCTCGTCCACCTGTGGCCTACCGCTCGGGGTGAGTTCCGACCATACCGCACCTTTAGCTTCAAGTCTTTCTGCCACTTGTTGTCTACTACCGGGATTAAAGACCGTAACCTTATCCTTAAGGCGCTTGCCTGTTTTCTTCGACAACCTTTCTTCAACAATAGGCGGGAACACTTCCTGCAACTTGGTTTCAATATCATTCATCTTCTCCTTAAACGTACCGCAGAGACTAAACGCTAGTCGCTGATCTAGTAACCATCCGTTACGCTCTTGTTGCTGAATGACCCACTGTACATCGTGCTCCAGTTTGATCGACTCATCAGAGAAACCCTCTAGCTCTACCAGCAGTGCCTCGTGTACAGCCTGAGTAAGTTCTGTGTCTCTCATGCAGTAGTCGATCATCTCTGGTGTTAGCTGTGACCAATCGCTGTGGTCTCCCTTCGCAAACCCGAGGGTGTTTCCCCAGTTTCGCAGGGAGTGTCCACCAGATCGGCTAGGATCGCTAAGGCGAGACATAACGAGAGTATCCACAACAGACCCTTTATCAAAGGCCACACCCCAAAGACGACTAAGTACTGGAACGTCAAAGCCAATTCCGTTGTGAAATACCCAAGTAGCCTCCGGCAGGTTTGCCGTGTAGTCCTTAAAGTCTCTCTCATTGCATATCACCGTGTTGACGTTGTTGTACCGGCAGACTACACACCAGATGACGCTGGCGTCTAGCCCGTCTGTCTCAATGTCGCAGTAGACATATTCACTCACCCTCATCCCTCTCTTTTCTCTTTGAGTCTCTATAGTCTAACCAACCGTTTATACCTTCCCAAATATCCTCAAGGGATTGTTTGACATACCACTTTTCGTTTGCTCTGTGCCTTGGAGCGTACCGCATAGTTTCTGGAGAAACAAGCCAGTAGCAGCCTCTGTGTGAGAAACAAAGCTGACCTTTTGCGTAAGGATATATTTTCTTTTTACCTTTTTCTTGAAAAAACGAAAGTGCCTCCTCTAAAACATGAGGATCCGTGTTTTTATCTGTAATTCTATATTCAGAAACTCTCTTTGCCATATTAACTCCTATAATTTATGCTCTTGTCTTATTAATTTAGCGTGTTCCTTTGTTGCTTCTTTTTTTAGACACGAATTTAAACACTCAATAGCAGCATCCTCTTTTATTTTAAACCATTCACGCCTTAAGGAATCTTCACATTTTTCTTTTAAGGCAAGAATCGTTAAACTTTCTACTCTATTCATATAATCTGTAGGGATTACTGTTATGTACTCACACTCTTTAAACGGGTAGTGTGTTTTGTAGCCTAATAATCGTGAAGCAGGTTTTGTGGTTTTACCAACTTTTACCCATCCATCATCTCCTTTAATTCTCAAGAGGTATACAAAGCCTTTACTGGGTACTTTGTTTAGTCTCACTGATAGCTGGTGTTCTTTTTTTGCGTTGTACATTAGAACTCAGTCTCTGTGTCTGCTGAAGGTGGTGCTACTTCTTCCATTCGTCCAGTGTCTAAGTTGTACTTGAGCCAACAGGCTGGCCCTGTTTGACCTGTGTAACGATTCTTCAGGATACGTACAGTCGTTGTGTTACGTGTCTCTAAGTCCTCGTGTTGCTGGTCACGTTCCATGCCTATCACAATGTCAGACAACTGAGCGATGCTCTGGGAGCCTCGTAAGTCCTGTAAGCTGATCTTGCCTCCGTCCTCGTGTGGCTTGCCTGTGACTCGCTTCAGGTGCGACACGAGGAACAGAGTGATACCTGTCTCTGCCACCAGTGTCCGTAGGCGTGTCATAATCTCGTCTATAGCTTTTCTTTCGTCTCCGTTTTCCTGAGAAGAAACCACGATGGATAAGTGGTCGAGGATGACGTACCGACAGTCGAGAGCTTTTGCCATGTACCGGACTCGTGAGAGAAGGTTATCGGCTGACGTTGATCCCCAGTGATCGAATAGGTAGTATCTTCCTGTTCCCAGAGTGTCCTGCCAATAAGGTCTAAGCTCATCAATAGGTGTGTCTTCTTCCAAGTGTAGAGGTCGATTTGCCGCCACCGACATGATTCCCAGAGTTGTCCTCGCAATGTCCTCCTCCAGTGCAAGTACACCGATGTTTTCTTTAGTCCTGTGAAGTAAGTCGTACTCCAGTTCTCGTATAAATTGTGACTTGCCCATGCCAGAACCGCTGGTGACAGTGACAAGCTCGTATGGTCTGTGTCCTTTAGTAATTTCATTTAGCCCTTCCCACGGATACGGTACAGACTTCACGCTCCTCTTGTTTACTAGTGCTTCCCAAGTCTCTTGTCCTGCCACGATACCGTCTGGGCGATAGACCTTGGCGTCCCACCAGTGCTGTATAAACTCTTTGATCTGATTACCCACCAGCATCTCACTGGCGTCTTTCATAGGTAGCTTACAGATTCGTAGCTTGTTAGGGCTAAATAAGTCCTTGACTTGCTCCTCTGCTAGCTTCCCGGCCTTGTCCTGATCGAAACACAAGACCACCTGATCGTAGCCTTCTAGCCACTCCAGTTGCTCCTTTATCTCTTTTACTGCACTAGCCGCACCAGCCTTCAGGGATACCACATCAAACTGCTTACCGAACATCTCGTAGACACTCATGGCGTCTAGCTCACCTTCGGTAATCGTGATGAATTTACCCCTGCCTCTGCACTGGTGTTGCCCAAACAGACCTGTGTGTCGTATATCGCCTGTAGCC